CTCGTCTCATCTCTCCCCGATGCGGAAAAGTTTGGAGGTTGGGATGCCAGTCGCCACGCCTAAGGGTCTCGGTGGGAGGGGGCGCGCCCTATGGGCCTCGCTCGCACAGAAGGCTGGAACGCCATCAGGGGAACTCGCCTTGGAGGCATGTCGCATCGCCGATCGGCTCGAAGCCATCGATGAAGTCATCAAGGGAAAGGGCGTCATCGAACTACTGCGATTCCGCTCGATGCTCGGCGGCGGCGATGGGGTGTCCGAGCCGCTGCGGATTGAACTCTCCTTCTCTCAGGTTCTCGCCGAGGCGAGGCAGCAGGAGAACGTCCTACGACAGGTGCTCGTGACCCTCGGCGTCTCAACTCCGCAGGCACCGCCGCAAGCAAAGGGGTCTGTGGATGAGCTCAAGGCCCGCCGCGAGCAGGGTCGGCGCGCAACGTCCGACGCATCTGCTAACGCCTGAGGGTCAGTTCGACTTTTCGGACGGCGACGACTGCATCGCGCTGGCTTCGGCGCTCGGGCTTGAGTTGCTGGACTGGCAGCGGTGGCTGGTGCGGTGGATCCTGGCGGTCGACGCCGATGGGCAGCCGGCGTGTCGTCAGGTCGTGCTGATCGTGCCTCGTCAGAACGGCAAGGGCGGGGTGCTTGAGGCCATCGAGTTGTACTGGCTGATCGTCGCGGGTGTTAAGACTGTGGTTCATACGGCTCACGAGGCCGATACGGCGGCGGGGCATCAGGAGCGGCTGGACTCGCTGATCTCTGAGCCTGAAATCGACTTGCCGGCGCTCAAGTCGTACAAGTCGAACGGCAAGGAGCGCATCCGCAACCTCGATGAGAAGTTGCTGCTCCAGTTCCGCACGCGGACTAAGGCCACGAAGCGCGGCGCGTCTCCGCAGCGTGTGGTGCTCGATGAGGCGCAGGAGTTGCAGGCGGCCCACTTGGCTGCCCTGGTCCCGGCGATGGCGGCGCAGTCGATGAAGGTCGACACGATGCCGCAACTGATCTTCACGGGGTCAGCCCCGCTGGAGCGGTCCCACTACTTGCATGACCTGATCCGGCGCATTCAGTCGTCCAGGCCGGCGCGGACCCTGTTCGCCATGTGGGCCGCGTCGCCTGATGATGACCCGTCTGATGTGGACGTTTGGTATCGGACTAACCCGAGCCTTGGCCTGCTCATCAGTGAGGACTTTGTGCGGGAGACCGAGTTCTTGACGATGGACCCGGCCGACTTTGCGGCTGAGCGCTTGGGCGTCCCTCAGGGTGGGGATAGCACTGCTGGTGGCCCGATTGACAAGGGCCGCTGGCTGGAGTTGGTGGATGGCGAGTCGATGGCGACGGACGCCACCTTCTCGCTTGGGTTGGATGCGTCGCTGGATCGCCGGTCGGCGTGTTTTTCGGTGTACGGGTTGCGGGGCGACCGTCTGCGGCATGGGGCTATTCGCTATTGGGTGCCGCCTGACCGGATCGGGTCGATCGTGGCGCTTGCGAAGCAGTTGGCGGATGGGCATAAGGTGCCGATCTTCATACCACCCGCGTCACCGGCGTTGGCGTGGCGTCAGAGCCTTCTTGATGCCGGTGTCGATGTCCGTGAGGTCAAGGCTGCCGAGTTCGCTGAGGCCCAACAGGTCATTGAGCAGGCCGTCGATGATGGCACGTTCCGTCATCGCGGTCAGCCTGAGATGACTAAGGCCGTGGAGGGTCTGGCTGCTCGGGTTTCCGGCGACCGGTCTCCATGGTCGCGCCGGTCTTCCTCGTCCAATGTCTCCCCTTTGTTCGCGCTCGCCGCTGCCGTGGCGGGCTCCCTCAATGGCGCGGTCTCGACCAGATCCGCGTATGAGGACCATGACCTGATGTTTGTGTGAGAGGAGATGCCCTGATGCTTCCTGTCGTTGCGGCTGCGGCCTCTCTCGCAGTGCTCGCCGGCGCGTGGCTGGCCGTGGCATGGTGGACGTGGCGGCCGATGGTGCGTCGCCGCGTGGTCGTCCAGCTTGAGGATGGGTCGTCGTTCGAGGGGGTCGCCATGTCTCGCCGTGGCCCCCTGCTGGTGCTCGATGATGTGACAGTCCGAGTGGGCGGCGGCAGTCAGCGCATTGATGGCCGTGTGGTTGTTGAGCGGACTCGTGTCGTGTTCGTGCAGGTGATCTGACGTGGGGTCCATCACGTACTACGTGGACGGGATGCCGGTCACGATCAGCGACCGCACCTATTCGCTGACTGAGACTGGCGTGACAGTCGACCGTGCGGCATACAAGGTCAATGGCGACGGTGACAGTGTTGACGAGTTGTGGCGCACCCAGCCCGCGCTGCGCATGGTGACCACCTTCCTTGCGGACAACATCGCCCAGGTGCCCAATCATGCGTTCACTCGCCAGCCCAACGGCGACCGGGAGCGACTCGACCGAGGCCATGCGCTCTCGCGTGTCCTGCGCTCCCCGGATGCCCCGCGACTAACCTCATACGACCTGATCCGCACTCTCGTGCTCGACGTTTGTGTGCGCGACCGCTATGCGGCTCAGGTGTTCATTGACGGCTCCGGGAACGCGCAGATCGTGCGCCTCCCCCCGTCGATGTGGCGGTTTGATCGCGACTCGACGAAGCGCCCCAAGAGGATCGTCGGCATCCGCAAGGACGGTAGTGAGTACACCGTCCCGCTCGACAAGGCACTTTGGATCGACGGCTACCCGTCCGATGATGACACCTCCCCGATCGCGACACTGCGGGGCATCATCGCGGAGGCACAGGAGGCGTCGGACTATCGCCGCCAACTGATGGCTAACGGCGGTCGCATGCCGGGGTGGATTAGCCGCCCAGCGGGAGCGCCGCAGTGGACCATTGAGGCCCGCGACCGGTTCCGCAGCGGGTGGGCTTCCTATGCAGGCGGCGGTGCCCGTGCAGGTATGACGCCCATCGCTGAGGATGGGATGGAGTACCACGAGCTGGCACTCGGGCTGACCCCCGAAAACGGCGAGCAGTTGGAGTCGCGCAAGTTCTCGATCGCTGAGGTGGCCAACGCATACCACGTGCCACCGCAGATGGTGGGCCAAGATGCGGGCTCGTCATACAACAGCGTGCAGGGATACCGCGAACTGCTGTACACGGACACCCTCGGGACGTGGTTCGAGCGGCTGGACGCCGCCTTCAACATGCGCCTGGTGCCACAACTGGCCGACCCCGATGTCGTGTACAGCGAGTTCAACGTGGCGTCCAAACTGCGGATGGCTTTCGAGGATCAGGTGCGGATCTTCCAAACCGCGACAGGCGGCCCATTCATGACCCGCGCCGAAGCCCGCCAGCGCCTCAACCTGCCCTTTATCGAGGGCACCGAAGACCTCATCGTCCCCCTCAATGTCATTGCGGGCGGGCAAGCATCACCAACCGACTCCGGCTCCCAGAACCTCGGAGGGAACTGATATGCCCGATTACCCACTATCTCGCCAGGCGTTGCATGACCGGCTGCGCGCCGGCGCAAAGAACACGTGGAGCGACTGGCTCGACGTGCGAGCCGAGGGCGGCAAGGCCACCCTGCGAATCCATGACGTGATCGGCGACTACTGGGCCGAGACCACCTCGGGTGACATCGCCGCCAAAATCGACGCGATCGACGCCGATGAGATCACTGTCTCCATCAACTCGCCTGGCGGGAACATCTTCGACGGCATCGCCATCTACAACGCGTTGCGTTCCCACAAGGCGCGCATCGTGACCCGCGTCGACGGCATCGCCGCCTCCATCGCATCCGTGATCGCGCAGGCCGGCGATGAGCGGCAGATGATGGGCGGCTCGCAGATGATGATCCACAACGCGTGGGGGGTCGCCATTGGCGATGCTCCCGAAATGCGCAAGATGGCCGACGTCCTCGATCACCAAAACCTTGTCATCGCCGAGGTCTACGCCCGCCACTCAGGGCAAGACGCCGCGGACCTCCTCGATCTGATGGCCGAGGAGACCTGGTACACGGCTAGCGGCACTGTCGAGGCGGGCCTTGCCGACGTCGTGATCGACGCATCCCCTACCACTTCCGCAGCGGGTGCCGCAGCGGAGGACGGCGAAACGCAGGCGCGTTTCGACCCGTCGCTATCCCTGGCTCTGCTCGACCTCTGAGCTGCCACCAACCCCACCACAGAAAGGACGGCTCACAATGCCGACCATCCTGGAGCGGTACACGGCTGCGAAGCAGGCCGCGACCGAGTTGCACAACAAGGCCAAGGGCGAGGACCGCCCCCTGACCGACAGTGAGCGCGCCGAGTTCGACGCGCTCGTGACCGAGGCGACCAGCCTCAAGGCCCAGCACGATCGGGCGACGCAGGATTTGTCCGCGCTGGCCGACCTCAACGACCTTGCAGAGATCGCCGAAGGCGTCACTGTTCGAGAGCGCAAGGCGTCCGGCTCCTGGGCTGACCGCTTCACCGGCTCGGCTGAGTACAAGGCGATGCTCGCCCAGTACCCGGGCGGCATTCCGTCCGGCACGCAGGTGAACATGGGCAGTGTCGTCATGAGCGACCTGCGCAACACCCTCATCACCGACCCGGGTTTCACTCCGGCTGCCGTCGAAGTGGTCCCGACCAACCCGTTCGTCAGCGACCTGTTCGACGCGATCAGCCTCGTTCCGAACAGCCCGCAGTCGTTCAAGACGTTCGTCGCGACGTTCACCAATGCGGCTGCAACTGTCGCAGAGGGTGCGCTCAAGCCGGAATCTGCCCTGTCGTGGGCTCCGACCACCGTCACCCTGGAGACCACCGCGCACTGGGTTCCCGTCACCAACCAGGCGCTCTCCCACGAGTCGCTGGTGCGTGACGAGATCGACGTCAACCTCACCAATGGTGTCCGGGCCAAGTTGGCCAATGATGTCGCCACGGTCGTCGGTGCTGGCGTCGGGATGCAGACGCAGGCGTTCGACACGGACATCACCAAGACCATCCGTAAGGCGATCACGAAGGCGCAGATTGCGTCTGTGACGCTCGGCACCGGTGCCCTCGGCATCCTTATCTCGGCGATCGACGCTGAGACGCTGGATCTCGAGCAGATTGCCAATGCCGCCTACGCTCCCGGTCAGACTCCGGAGCAGGCGAAGGGCATTTGGCGGACTCCGCTGGTCGTGGCGACTGGACTGCCTTCCGGGTTTGCCTACGTCGGCGACCTCAAGCAGATCAAGCTGCACCTGGGTTCCGGCATCAGCATCACGACGGGCTGGCAGAACGACCAGTTTGTCAAGAACCAGCTCACCATCCTTGCGGAGACTGAGGCCAAGGCCCGCCTTCGGCTCGCCGGCGCGCTGGTCAAGACCGACGTCGTGGCCTGACCTGACCCTGACCCCGCGACCCCGCCCCGCTCCCTCCTGGCGTGGGCGGGGTCGCGGCCAGAACCCTAGGAGACTCAATGCGCCTTGTGATCGCCAATGGCATCCAGTACGACGCCGACAACCTGCCGGCCCATGTGAATGCCGAGGATTGTGTTCCGGCTGAGCAGTGGTTTGCGGAGAATGCCGTAGGTCGCGCGCCGGTCGAGGCCACTGAGCCGGCCACGCCGACGCCTGTCGCGCGGAATCGGAAGCGGCGGGCCTGATGGCCAAATGGCCCACCGGTGAAGACCTGGGCGAGTGGACAGGGCTGACCAGCAATGGCGTCTCCCCTACTCGCCGAGACCTGTACGGCCCGATCGTGGAAGCCACGATTGATGCCGTGTGGGCCGACCTGGACCCGGTGAAGATGCCACCTCAGGATGGCCCTGAGGATGAGCGTTGCCCCTCGGGTGTGCGCATGGCTGTATTGATCCTCGCCGCTCGGATTGAATCCCGGCGGCAGTCGGCCAATGGGGTCATCTCGTCGGGCGAACTGTTCGCGCGCGTCTCGCGTGACGATCCCGACTATGCCCGACTGATCCACCGATATGCCGTGAGCGCTGAGCCGTGAAGGTGCGACTCGGGCAGGTGGCGCGAGGCGTCGCGAACGCCGTCGAGGCTGGCGGCTACTTCGAGACGGTTCACCCGACGCCAGACCCGTCCGCTGGAGCCTACTCGGCTGTCGTGGTGATGACGGGTGGCACCGCCCAGACGTACGCACAGGCGACCTTGCAGTACGACGTTGTACTGAGTGCGCCCGTGACCGACTTCCTCGCCTCACTGGACTGGCTTTCTGAGGGCATCGAGGCGGTTGGCGAGGCATTGCGCGCCGATCCTCGGTGTCAAGGCTCCTGTACCGGCGTGAGCGTCGCGTCCTGGGGCGAGGTCTACACGTCGAACCTCAACGGGGCAGACGTCCTTGCTGTGCGCGTCACCCTGACGCCGACCTACGCGACATAGGAGCACCCCATGCCGTCCAAGCCCAGCCCGAAGTTGTGGGTCGTGACCCGCGACTTCGAAATCAACTGTGTCGCCTATCGCAAGGGCGATGAGTACACCCCCGACCGCTACTTCGAGCGGCTGACCCGCGGCGGTTTCGTCGCTCAGAAGAAGGAGCCCAGCAATGGCAATGGCTGACCCGACTGTCATCGTTGACCCGAAGATCTCGATCAATGGTGTCGACTACGTGTGCGCATCCAAGAAGGTCTCACTGATCCCCGAGGATTCCGAGGTGGACGTCGAGACGTTCTGCAACCCTGGCGGCACTCGCCCTGGGTCGACGTCATGGAAGTGTTCGATTGACCTCAAGCTGTCCTACACGGACGGCACCGACACGGGATCGTGGAACACCCTCCACGCGCTGCGCAAGACCAAGGTTGAGGTCATCGTCTCGCCGAAGTCTGCGGTCGCGTCCGCGGGCAACCCGACCGCGACGTTCGACGCCTACATTCCCAGCATCCCACTCCTCGACGCTGAGGTGGGTGGCGTGACTGAGTACACGCTCGAACTGTCTAGCGTCGGTGAGCCGGTGTTCACCACGTCGTGACTGCCCGCATCGAGGTTGAGGGCGACCGGGAAGTTCGGCGCGCCCTCAAGCGCCTCGGCGACGCGGCAAAGGCTGGCCTGCGGGCGACGCACGCCGAGAGCGCCGAGATTGTCGCGGACGCGGCTCGCGGCATCGTTCCGCGCCGCTCGGGCGCCCTGGCGGCATCCATCCGCTCGTCAGGCCAGATCGGAGCCGGGATGGTGCGCGCTGGACGCGCTGCCGTGCCCTATGCCGGCGTCATCCACTTCGGCTGGGCGGCGCACAGCATCGCCCCTCAACCCTTCCTCTACGACGCCGCAGACTCTCGCGCTGACGAGGTGTTGGCGAAGTTCCACGAGGACATCAATAAGCAGGCCAGGTCCGCTGGTCTTGACGTTTCCACAGGAGGAATCACCGCATGAAGATGACCTTTGACGTCACCTATCTCGACGGGCGCGAGGGTGAGCGAATCACTGCGCACCCGCGGTCCATCGTCGCGTTCGAACGCACCCACAAGGCCAAGATCACCGGCGGCGAACTGGGCATGACCGAGTTGATGTGGATCGCTTGGCACGCAGGTGGGAGTCAAGGCTCGTTCGACGCCTGGATCGAGGGTGTCGATGAGATTGATCCCGTCGATGACGACGAGGGCGGAGCCCCTTTCGAGACTCAGCCCTCTGGGGAGTAGTCGCCGCCGCTATCGAGTCAGGGGCCGGCGTCCCCTTCCATGCGCTCCTGAACGACGGCGACCTGTACGCCACCACCGCCGAATACCTGGACTACCGCGCACGTGAGACCGAGAAGCGGATGAAGCGCAAGAGGGGGTGACCCGAGATGGCATCCCGATCGTCGATCATCAAGATCAAGATCCTTTCCGACACTAAGGGTTTCTCCTCCGGGCTGGACCAGGCGCAAACACGACTGGGCAAGGTCAAGGCCGGTTTCCAGTCCGCACTGGGACCGGCCACGGCTATCGGTGGCGGGTTGGCGGCGCTCGGCAAACTGGTATCAGGCTCGGCGTCCGATCTGAATGAGTCTGCCAATGCCGTGCGGGTCACCTTTGGCGCGCAGGCCGCTGCGGTTGAGGCGCTGTCGAGGAAGGCGGCCACCTCGGTTGGGCTCAGCAGTAGCGAGTTCAACGGTATGGCGGTCCAGTTCTCGGCCTTCACGGATGCCATCGGTGGCGGTGGTGCGGCCTCGGTCGGCGTGCTCGATGAGATGAGCACCCGCATGGCCGACTTCGCGTCGGTGATGAATCTGGACGTGGCCGAGGCGGCTGAGAAGTTCCAGTCTGGCCTGGCTGGCGAGACTGAGCCCCTGCGGAAGTTCGGCATCGACCTATCAGCCGCCAAGGTCGAGGCGTACGCCTACTCCAATGGCATCGCATCCGCGGGCAAGCCACTAACCGAGACCCAGAAGATCCAGGCCCGCTACGCCCTGCTGATGCAGCAGACCGCCAAGACTCAGGGCGACTTCAAAAACACGACCGACCAGGCCGCCAATGCCCAGCGCATCGCAAATGCACAGTGGGAGAACGCTCGAGCCAAGCTCGGCACCGCACTCCTGCCGGCCATTGCTGCCGTTACTGGAGTACTGGCTGGACTTGCGACGTGGATCGGCGAGAACAGCAATCTGGTGCTGACGCTGGCCGCTGTTATCGGCGGGCTCGTTGTCGTGGTTTGGGCTGTCAATGCAGCCACCGCAGCCTGGGCAGCCGTCCAGGGCATTGTGGCGGTAGCGACCAAGGTGTGGGCTGCCGGCCAGTGGCTGCTCAATGCAGCGCTCTCGGCTAACCCCATCGGCCTCGTGGTGATCGCCATCGCCGCGCTGGTGGCTGGGCTGATCTACGCCTGGAACAACAGCGAGACCTTCCGCACGATCGTCCTCAATGTGTGGGCGGCGATTAAGGGCGCGGTACTCGCTGTCGTCAACTGGCTCAAGACCGCGGTCCCGGCCGCCTTCCAGTGGGTCAAGAATGCGTTCTTGAACTACACCCCCCTCGGGTTGGTCATTAGCCACTGGGGGCAGATCAAGACCTTCATTTCTGGTGCTGTCAAGAACGTCATGGCCGCCATCGAATGGATCAAGGCCATACCGTCCAAGTTGTCCGCCTGGTTCGGGCAGGCGAAGGACGCCGCAGTCGCCAAACTGTCGTCGATGGTCGAGTGGGTTAAGAGCCTGCCAGGCAAGATCATCAGCGCACTAGGCAATGTGGGCAAGATGCTCTACAACTCGGGCGCATCCATCATCCAGGGACTCATCGACGGCATCAAGAGCATGGTCGGTCGAGTGACCGGCGCGGTCGGCGACCTGCTCTCCAAGGCGCGCGATCTACTCCCCTTCTCGCCCGCCAAGGAGGGGCCCTTCTCTGGCAAGGGCTGGACGCTCTACTCGGGCCGGTCTATCCCGCAGGCGTTCGCGCAGGGTGTGGATGACGAGGCGCGGCGACCAGCTGACGCGATGCGACGCATGGTCCTGCGGGCCAATTCAGCGTTCGCACTGGCTCGGCCACAGTTCTCAGCCCCATCGGTTTCGCCGACCCCAATCGCGCCTGCCGGTGTACTGGTGGCCGCGTCACCCAATGTGAGTGGCAAGCCGCAGCCTGCACCGCGGGAAGTCAACTACAACGTCGGTGTCATCCCTGACCCGAGTGACCTGCTGCGGGCGTTGCGTGCGCATGAGGCTACCGATCGGGCGTTGAATCCCGCCTACATCTAGGAGCGCGCCTTGCCTATCCTTTTGACGCTCGACACGGCTCCGGGTGAGGGCGGTCAGCCAGACCAGCCATGCCGTCTCGATTTCGCGTCGGTCGATGGGGCGGAGCTGATCGAGTTTGACTCTGAGGTTTGGATCAATCGTCGCGGGACCACTGGTCTCGACCTGACTCCCAGGGAGATCGTCTCTGACAGGATCGTCGGGCTACCTGGGTCGCGCCTGGTGCAGGTCAATGACCTGCCAAGGGACATCGTTACGCCGATCATGGTCCGGCTAGATCCTGGTCTCTGCCGGGATATGCGTGCGCAACTCGCACGCTTGCGGACCGTCCTGGACTATCGCAGGGTCGACTATGCGGCGCTTGAGGGGCACGCGGATCTCGTGGCCACGTCGTGCGACGGTGCGATACGTCGGCTCAGGGTCTCGTATGTGGATGGCGCTGAGGGCAACTACGGTGACCGTGGCGACGGTTGGGCGATCTTCGCGCTGCGGTGGGTGGCTCACAACCCTTATTGGCGGGGCGATGAGTGGACGACTCCGCTGGTTGGCGTCGCCTCGGGTGAGCCATTCCTGTCGACTAACCCAGCTGACGGGTGGCCGCGGAAACTGTCGGCGTCGGTCGCTATCGGTGAGGGTATGCCGGTGCCGGTGCGCGGGGACGTGCCGTCAGAGCCGGTCATCGACATCGTTGGCCCGGCGACGTCGACGCACATCACGTCCCCGTCGGGGATTGATGTCACGGTCGGTGCGATCGCTGGCGGTGAGACTTTCCGCCTGGATACGCGCCGCGGGGTGCGCCCGACGCTGGATGGCGTCGAGTCTTGGGATTTGCTGTCATCGGCCCCCCGGTTTGCGGCGCTCCCTCCCGGTGACACGACGATCTCTGTCGTCGCTACTGGCGCGACGAGTGCGACTCGGGCGCGGGTGTGGGGCGACACTCTGTGGGAGTCGCCGTGGTGACGATCTGGCATCGCCAGCCAGACCTGTCTCGCGGGGCGCTGGTCCAGCACTGCTCTGAGGTCGTGCTGGTGGAGCGTCACAACGCGCCTGACACGGTGCAGATCACGGCGGCCCGGCCCGAACTGCTGCCGCTGATGCAGCCCGGTCATGGTGCGGTCTTGACCCTGGACGGGAGCAACATCTCGGGCAACGCGGTCCATTGGGTGCGCTCATCCGCGCAGACGTCCACGGTCACCCTTGAGGCTGACACGGGCGTTGCCTGGCGGCGCACCCCATACGCTGACCCCGCTCACGCTTGGGCGTCGCAGGCCACTGCCTACGACCGGCGCACTGGCCCCGCCGAGACGATCGCGCTGGCCTATCTCAACGCCAACCTGGGTCCGGGCGCTCTGGTTGCCCGCAGGATGGCCGGCCTGACCATCCCCGCCTCGATGGGGCGGGGCACGTCTCAGACGCGCACTGTCCGATTTGAGGCGTACGGCCCACTGGGCGCTCTGGTCTCGACAATCCTCGAGCCGGACGGCTTGCGGTGGCGAATCGTGCAGCCAGACGTAGACGACCCGACCTTGACGGTGGAGGTCACGCAGCCGGCCCCCGTGCCGCGCGCCAAGTCTTTGGGCATCCCCGGCTACGGCGGCCCCGGTCTGCTCTCTGACTGGTCGTACGAGGTGGTCGCCCCCGATGCGACGGTAGCGCTGCTCGGCGCGCAGGGTGAGCTCACGTCCCGCATCTTGCGGGAGCGTGTGGACGGCTCTGGCGCTCTGGCGGCGTGGGGTCGCCGTGAAGTCTTTGTGGACCAGCGGCAGACCGATGACACCTCAGAGGTCGACAAGGCCGGCGATGACGCGATCGCGTCCGCCCAGCCCATGGTCAGGATCACGACTGAGATTGCTGAGCCGCTGCCGGTGGGCGCGCTGGTGACGGTCGACCTGGATGGCGTGCAAGTCACGGAGCGGGTGCGCACCTTGACGACCACGATCACGCCGTCACGCACGACATATCGGGTCACGATCGCATCCGCTCAGGGTGCCGACCTCTCCCTCGACCAGCGCCGTCTCCTGGCGCTCGACAAGCAATCTAGGAAGGTGTCCGCACAGTGAGCCAAACCTCATATCCCGTCGTCAACGCCGATCACACTGGCGCGCAGTGGCGCACCGTGCAGGACATCGGCGACGGTATCGTCAACGACTTGGACGGGTCGGCGTACGCGCTGACCGTCACAGGGTCCGACACGTGCACGATCGGCCTCGGTACGTACCGGGTCGACGGCACGGCGCACGAGATCCACACGGGCGCGGAGACTGTCACCCTGGCGGCCGTGGCCACGCCGACGACATACCTCATCGGCATCAAAGTCGACTTTAGTGTCGAGACCACACCGGCCCAACTGAGCCTGGTCTCAGGAGTCAAGGCGACCCTGCTCAGTGGGCTCACCGGATCGCAGCGGATTGTGCCGCTGTACGAGATTGACCGCAGCGCGTCGACGGTGCTGTCGGCGTCCCCGCGGCGCGACTACCGGGTGTGGGCGGCCGAGCAGGCGTATGCCGCGACCCTGGCCGCAGCGTCGGCTGATGCACCGATCGGTGCGATCCTGCGCACCCCTGAGGGTGTAAGGCTGCGTCATCTGGTCTCTGGTGTCCCGGCGTGGGCGACGCTTGACCTTAAGCCCTCGGCGGCGATCACGCCAGCGGTCGGATGGGCGGCTTATGCCGGGAACGGGCCGCAGGCTCGGGTCACGGCAGACGGGCTGCTAGTCCTCAGTGGCCTGGTGTCGCGGACCGGCACCACCGTCACGATGACAGGTGGCACCACTCATCACATCGGCACCCTGCCAGCCGGGATGCGCACGGCGGGGTCGCTCCGCAGGTACCCCATCATGCAAACGTCCGCCGGCGCGGCGAATCTCATCGTCGATGTTGACGGACGACTCCTGCTGCGCGCCCCGGCACCCTCTAGCGGGGCAAGTTCACTCTCTCTGTCGACCGGGGCTTGGGTGTCCCTCGACGGCATCACCGTGGAGGCGTAGTCATGGGCGAGTTGTCGACTAAGAGCATCATCGGCCTCTGGACTGAGGAGCCCGACCCGGCTGATCCCACGCAGGTGGTACGCCCACCGGCTGGCACGACCGTCAACGTCTGGGACTATGAGACCGGCGCCCCGCTGGCTCCCGTCGTCACCGGCCAGCGCGGGTATATCCCGCCGACCGACTATCCTGGCGTCCGCGTTTTCGCCGTATCGACCGGCCCGGACTTCGCCGCGGCCACGGTGGCGTTCCCGTCCGAAACCCTCATGGGGGCGATCGTGGACGCTGGGCTGACAGCGGACGTGTCGGAGGCGTGGCCCACATACGCGCACCCCTACGTGGGTGAGCGGCACCGACACTTCGACCCGATCAAGGGTCACTATCACGCCTCCCCTGATGACGCCGGGTGGCGCACCAAACTACTGGGTACGCGCAGGGGATTCCGCTCGACCACGATTTCGATCATGGGGTCGAGTTCGGTCGCTGGACAGTCGTCGCCCGGACTGTTGTCGTGGGGCCTGCTGATGCGTGACCGGCTCGCTGCCGCAGGTATGGGCGTGCAGGGGACGGGCGTGACGTATGCCGGGCAGGCGTTCGCGGTGTCTGACCCCCGCTGGACATTCTCGGCGGGCGGGGTGGCGCAAGTGTCTGTGCGCCTGGGTGCGACCATCGACAACACTTCTTGGGCGCAGTTCGCGAGTGATGTCGCCGGCCAGAACGTCAAGATCCACTATCAGCACGACGGCGGATCATTCACCTACAGCATCGACGGCGGTGCGGCTGTCGCGGTCACCACCAACGGCTCGGCCACCAATGGGGTTGTCACCGTGACGGGACTATCCAATGCGACGCACACCGTGAAGGTCACTGGCGCCAACGCCACCGCGACCAAGCTGATCGGCATCGAGGTCTACAGCAACACCAACGGTCTCAATGTGAGCGTGGCCGGTGTTGGTGGGTCCGTGACGGCCAACTGGGTCGGGTCAACATACTCCGACAACTGGACCATGGCCCGTCTGCGCGTGCCCGCCCTGACCATCGTGGCGATGGGCGGCAATGACGCCACCACGGCAGTGCCGCTCGCGACATTCAAAGCCAACCTTGAGGGCATCATCGGCCTCAACACCTACAGCAGCAGCGGCACGCTGCTGGTGGTGATGCCGCACGCCAACACGGTCGACCTCGCGACGTACCGCACGTACGTGTCTGCGATGTATGACGTGGCAGACAGCGAGGGTGTCAATCTGGTCGACATGAGCCACCGCTGGGGGTCACTCACGCAGGCCACGGCGGGCAACCTCATGGTCGATACGGTGCATCCCAACACCGCAGGCCATGAGGACTACGCCTCAGCCGTCGCGGCGATGATCCTCGGTTAGCCATGATCAGAGCCCGCGCACTAGCCGCGCGATACCGGATGCACGCCTACTACGTCGGCACCATGATCGTCGGCGTCCTCGGCATCGCGACCACCCAATGGGGATGGATGTACGGCGTCGGGATGCTCGTCATCGGAGCGATGCTGCTGCGGCAACGGTGCATCAGTGACGCACACACCGAGGCTCGCCTCATGCGGGTGCTGACGATGCTCGTCGTCGCTCAGGCCGCGGTGGTCATCACTGAGATCCCCACGGTCGCCACCTTGGTGGTCGCGCTACGGCTCGCGTACGCGCCACTGCAAATGTGGGACTGGGCGCACTACCGGGAGGGCGACGCCAAGCTGGAGGCGCTGTGCGAGAGGCTGTACCGTGACTGATGTGGTGACCACCCTCAAGGAGTGGGCTGGCGTCATCGCGGTCCTGCTGGGCGCGTGGGTGATGTGGCGTAAAGACCGGGCTGACGCACGCCGCGCACGCCCTGACACCGACACTGCCGAGACGGGCGCGCGACGAGCCCGCCTGGAGTTGGCTCAGATGATTGAGGACGCGGCCGCCGAGCAGGTGGCGCGGATCTCGCAGCGACTCCAAGAGGCCGAGCGGCGTATCGGCGCGCTTGAGCGTGAGTCCGACCTGCTGATCGGCGCGCTTGCTATCCAGATGGAGTGGGCCGACTCTGGCGCACCTCCTCCCCCGCCTGACATCACGGCGGCTGTGCGCTCCATCGTGCAACGGCATCGAGTCCTGCACTAACCCACCCCACCATCGAGCCCCCGCACTGTCGGGGGCTTCGTCATGCCCAGGAGGTATAGGCGTGGATATCCCCTACCTGCCAGCCCTCAAGATCGGCTCACCGCACAGTGGCCCCATCATCCGGCTCGTGGTGCACAGCACGTCCCCCGGCCTGGCATTCGGCCTCTCATCCGCTCGCGGAATGGCGATCGGCACAGCCCGCTACTTCCAGACCCCCGGAGCGGGCGGATCTGCTCACTACGTCCACGACGTAGCCGAGGACGTGCAGTGCGTCCCTGAGGGCCGGATCGCCGCCCACGCACCGCCAAATGACCGCTCGATTGGGTTCGAGATCTGTGGCGAGTCGTACTACACGCGAGAGCAGTGGCTCTCCCCCAAGGTGTGGCCCGCCGCTGTCCGGTGCGCCAACAACATCAAGGCGGTCGCTGCCCGCCGCGGCGTCCCCCTGCGACTGCTCACCACCGCTCAAGTGCGCGCAGGCATGTCCGGTATTTGCGGGCACGCCAACGTGTCGGACGCCTTCGGGCAGTCCGACCACCACGACCCCGGCCCCGGATTCCCCTGGGACGTCTTCATGGCCTTACTCACCGACTCCAAGGAGTGGTACGACATGTCACCCATCCCTGACGCTGACCTCGCCAAGATTGCGGGCGCGATCCTGGCCGCCAAGATCAACAACCCGATCACCGGCAAGCCCGCGACCGTCGCGACCTACCTCAACTCGATCAACGCCAACGCCTACAGTGCGCGCCTTGACGCTGCGGCTGCCCGCAAGGTCGCCGAGGCGCAGGCCGCTGCGGGTCGTCCGCTGACTGCCGCCGAGATTGAGGCTGCCGCCAAGGCTGGGGTTGACGCCGCACTCGATGACCGGATCGGCGAGGCAACCGTCAACCTCAACGTCACCGGAGGTGCCAAGTGACCATCTTCACCGTCGCCTTTTGGCGTGCCGCTGCTGAGCGCGCCATCAAGACCGCCGCACAGACCGCACTCGTGACCATCGGAGCAGACCGACTCGACGTGCTCACCGCCGACTGGGGCGCGATCGCGTCCATGTCCGCTGGCGGCGCTGTCCTGTCGGTGCTCATGTCGGTGGCGTCGGATGCCTACTCGGGCAACGGCCCATCCCTCACCAACGCCGAGTCCCTTGACACCCCTGAGATTGGAGCCTGACCAATGGCTATCGTCGCCAGCGACATCCAGTTCCGCTACTCCACCACTGCCGGTTCGGCTGGCGACTCCACCGCTGGCACCGCCACCGGCAGCCTCGGCAAGTACGCCTCGACCACAGCGTTCGCTGGTGGCAGCGCGAACGACCAGTTCGACAACATCACCGGCGCGGAGAATGCGGCCAGCACTGTCGATTACCGCTGCTTCTTCGTGCTCAACAACCATGCGACCCTCACCGCGAGCAACGTGACCGTGTACGTGTCTGCGGAGACTGCGGGCGGCGCGTCCGTCGCGATCGCGGTGGACAACATCGCGGCATCGGCCAAGGGGTCGGCGTCCGCTCAGGCCGCGCAGATCGCATCCGAGACGACGGCACCCTCTGGTGTGGGGGCGTTCTCGACGCCGACCACGGACGGGGCTGGCCTGTCGATCGGCACCCTCGCAGCCGGACAGGTGCGCGCCGTGTGGGTTCGCCGCACCGCCACCAACTCGGCTGCAATCAATGGCGACGGCTACACCCTGGCCGTGGCATTCGACACCCCGGCCTGATCATGGCGATCACGACTGCCGACGGGCTGGTGGCTGCGGCAAAGTGGCCCATCACGTACACCAAGACTGCAGCGGTCACGTCGATCGCGGCCAACTGGTTCAGCATGCTCGATGTCGCAGGCGCCCCCGGCGCGGGAAGCCTGGCCATCGGCAACACCGCCAACGGCGTCGTCCCCGATGACACCACAGCTGGATTCCCATCCATCCCGTCATTCGGGGGCGGCGCGACCGGCTACCTGACGACCGTCCAATACGGCTGCACCGTTGCATCCCGACTCGCGATCTACGACCGCCTGTTCCACGCGGGCTCGATCAGCCTGACCACACTGGGCACGACCACGCTCACGTCGCAGCCGTCGTTCCTGGGGCGCGTCCCCGGTGGCGCCGGGGCAGAGTGTGAGATCTGGCTCGAGATCAACACCGCAGTGTCAGCGACCGCGACCACTGTGGCCGTCGCGTACACCAACTCTGATGGCACCACTGGCCGCACCACTGGCGCGACCACGAGCCTGTCCGGGTACACCACTAGGCGGCTCATCAGGCTGCCATTCCAGGCAGGCGATCGGGGAGTCCAGAAGATCGAGTCTGTGACTGTCGGTGGCACCGTTGCCACCGCGGGCACCGTCAACGTGATCGTGGCCCGCCCTCTCTGGAAGGGGCGCGTGAAGATCGCCAACGATGGGGGCGTCGACGGCTGGGACCGCCTGCAAATGCCTGTCGTGTACGACACGAGCGCACTGTGGGCCATGGTCTGCGCTGACTCCACCTCGACCGGCATCCCTGACCTGCTGATGACGATCGCCAACGGCTAACCGGGAGGGGTCGGCGTGACTCAGTTGTGGCGGACCGCACCACTTGACGTCGCTGACGCGGGCTGGCTACTCACCGGCCACGCCTCCGTCGGTGACGGCGGGTCGACACTTTATGCAGCGGCGGCACTCGACGCAGGCCCCAGCGGCGTCTACGTCGATCGGCTCACCCAGGCGGTGGCTGGCCCCACCAGTCCCTACACGTCCGGGGCGGCATCCGTCACCGTGGGCCGACTCATCGTGGTCGCGATCGCGGTCTCCGGCAACGCTACGGCCACCGCGCCGCTGACCACCGGGGCCATCTCCACCACCTGCGCAGGGTCGTGGACCTGGACCCTGACGCAGGCCACCACCTCAACCACCTCCACTGGCGCGGTCTATGTGTTCACAGCGATCGCGCCCGCGAGCAGTGTGGGCACGTTCACGGTCAGTGTCGGCGGCACCATCAGCGACGCCCGCATGGTGGTCCTCTCGGTCGCCGGCGTATCCGGCATCACCGGGGCTGCAACCACCACCCTCGGCACGTCACCCACGTTGACGCTCGCAACGTCAGCGACACCGGCCGCCGATGACCTCGTGCTCGGCGTCTTCACCTCCCGCAACGACACCTCTGGGTTCGACGCGGCCGGCACCTCCGGCACTTTCTACGAGTCGTACTCCACGAGCAGCCCATCCGCCGCCCTGACGATCACGACACGCACCGGGTCCACCGAGACCGGAGTCGATGTCGTCAACATGAGCTCCAACTCCAATGCCGGTGTTGTCCTCATCGCGCAGGCAGTCGGCGGGCCAAGCCGAGTGACCGCGACCGTGGGCACGACATGGGATGTCGCAGTCAGGGTCGCCGCCAATCGCTCCACCACGTTCGCCGTCGCCGCCAGGGCAACCACCGCCCGCACAACGACATGGGACGCCGCCGCACGCATCTCGACGACCCGAGGCGCCACATGGTCCGTGGCCGCGCGACTCGCGACGTCTCGCCCCACCCTGTGGTCTGTCGATCAACGCTCCACGGCCACCCGAGCAACAACCTGGGCCGTCGGTCAGCGCACGGCCGCCGCACGCGCCACCACGTGGACCACCTCGCAGCGCGTCGGCACCAGCAGGGGCACTCTGTGGGACGTCGCCACCCCACCTGCCCGCATAGTGACCACCAGGTCAACCACTTGGGACATCGGTGGCCGCGTGTCCACAACCCGAGTTTCGTCCTGGTCGGTCTCGGCCCGCGTTGAGGCCACCCGTCAGACCACATGGTCTGTCAGTTCACGTCTCGGCGCGGCCAGGTCAACCACGTGGACAACCCTGCAACGGGCCTCGACCAGCCGCCCCACAGTGTGGGACATCCTCACCCGCGCCTACACCAGCCGCGACACCCTATGGGATGCGCATGAGCGGGTCACGATCACCTCGGCGACAACCTGGACCGCGGATGCACGTCTGGGGGTCTCCGCGGCAACGTCGTGGGACATCGCCAAGCGCGACCTGATTGACCTCGCCACCACATGGGATGCGGCCGAGCGGGCGACCGTGGCGCGGCCCGCAATCTGGGACGTCCTGCAGGCCACCCTCCCGACCGAGCCCGCACCCCCATGCCGGACATCGACCACCCTCCCCGAGATACGCATCGTCACGATCGGCGCCGAGTCCCGCAAGATCCTCATCCCCGCCGAGAGCCGTGTGAGAAAGGTGGCCTGCCGTGGCCAGTAGTAACGACCGATTCGATCATGACCCCCAGGCGCGCCTTGACTATGGCTGGGATTGGGCCAGTTGGCTCGGAGACGGCGAGACCATCACCGCGCACACCGTGACCGCCTCTGGTGCTGGTGGCGTCGTGGTCGAGTCGTCAGCTGTGATCGGCGGCCAGGTTGTGGCATGGATCTCTGGTGGCGTGGTCGCCAGGCAATCGTCGGTGACTGTCCACATCGTCACGAGCGAGGGGCGGGCCGACGACCGAACCTTACGGCTCGACGTCAAGGAGAGGTGATGGACTGGTCGGCGCACCGCATCGAGCGGACCATCGAGACCCTGGCGCACATAGCCCTGATCCTGGTCTGGATCGCCAAGAGGCTCAAGTGACCGAGAGTGAGGGCTGATGTACACCTCGACTGACTACACCGTCAGGCTCAGCAGCGCCGGCCAATATCAGGGCAAGCATCGCAAGCCTTGCACACCAACCTGGCCCAACACGCTCCTGCAGGCCGACTTCCTCCACGACGATAGCCGATGCTGCTGCCCCTGGCGCGACG